GCTCTTGCCAAACGAAGAGATACTCAATGAGTATCACTTAGGCGATAGATTGAAACTTGATGTTTACTGTCCAAAGTATAAGATAGGAGCAGAGTATCACGGTCGTCAACATTTTTATTTTACTGGTAGATTTTTTAAATCTAGAGAAGACTTTGAAGACGCAGTAGCGAGAGATAATAAAAAGATAGCCAGATGCGAAGAGCTCGGAATTGCTTTAATTGTATTTAGGTACAACGATAAACTTACAGAAGAAGCAGTTTATGAGAGAATGATTTCTGCAATTAGAAACTCTCCAAATAAACCTTCTAAGGAAATTAAAAAGCCAAGTATTGTTAAGAATAGTTATTATCAAGAAAGAAAAAAGAGCTATAATGATAGCAAGAAAAAAAGATACAAAGAGCTGAAAAAGAAAAATGACAACAGAAGAAAATCCAAATAACTTTCCTTTAGAATATCAGATTTTTGCCCTATGCCTAAGAAAGGATGGGGCAATTAAATTTTTTAATGAGAATTTAAATTCTAATATAGTCGGGATTAACCATGGAGAGAACGGCATATATGAGTTCTACAATGCTTTAATTTCTTATTACAAAGCAACACAGTTATCGATAGTCGACCCAATAGCTTTCAAGTCTTGGCTGCAAACGGAAACAGAAATCTATGACGCTTTGGGTGGCGAACCTGGTGTTGAAACTATGTTTTCAATCCTGATGAAAATGGATTTATCTAGTTCTGAATCTATATTAAAATTAGTTGAACATAAGGCAAATAAAAGAAAGCAAATTGATTACCTTCAAGAGCTTCAGGTTTTAATTACACAGAAATCAAACAAATCAGATGAGGATATAGAAAGAATATCTATCTTAACTCAAAAGATTAGAGAATTAGAAAGTCAGATTAATTACGATCCATTAGAAAATATAACAACAGCCTTAGATATATCTTCTAGAGCAGAAGAATTGTTAGTCATACCAAACTTTCTTCCAACTCAATTTAAATCATTAAATAGAGCTATGGGCTATACTGACAATGGCGGATTTTTTAAGGGAGCTGTTCATGCGATTATAGCTCCATCCGGCAAAGGTAAGTCAACTTTTGCAAAGTGCCTCGTGAACAATTGGGTAGACAAAGGTTATTCAGCTTTGTTTGTTAACTTTGAAGAAGCTGTTTCTCACTGGGAAAGAGTTTTAATGACTCAAATAATAGGAAAAAATATTTATTCTGAAGCTAGTAGTTGGAGCCCAGAAGATAAACAGAAGTATGTTGCTCTTTTTAAAGATCGACTAGAGTCTTGGGGTGAAAGATTTATGGTTAGACATGACCCAGAAACTCCATACTTTGAGGATCTTGAAAGATGGTTAAGAGATATTATGGGACATAACTCAAAGCTTCCTGATGTAATTGTAATAGATACAATACAATCTATGTTTACTAGAGGTGGAAAAGGAAAGCCAAGATGGGGCGAATTTGAAGAAATGATGGTTCGTTTAGAAAAACTAGCTAGAGACATGGACTGCGTGATGATAATAACTGCGCAAGAAAACTCCAATAGAATGAAAGAAAAGAGAGAGGTTGTCCAGCAGTCAGATACTGGTGGTTCTTTGGCCATTCAGCAAAAGTGTGCGGTTACAATATTCATAACCGATAAGAAATTAGCTTCTGGCGACGAGTCCGAAGAGGACTACGTAATGCAACTGCAGATACCAAAGAATAGAATTACTGGATCTACATTTGTGTATGATCCTCCGCTGGTTAGATATAACGATGCAACAAAATCATATGAAGACTATGAAGTTGTACCAGATAGCATATATAATAATTCATCTATACTTGACGACTTACTTGGAGGAGATTTTTCTTAATGGTTAAAGTAAATTCAGCTGGAATCAAAGACTTTCAAACGTGCGAACTTTTATATGATTACAGGCATGTTCAAAAAATGCCAGAAGCAGTTGTAGCTAGAAACATATTAACAGAAAAGTTTGAAAACACATTAAAAAATGTAATAAATTTTTATCTATACAAAAAACAAGGTGGAATTACTCCATCGTATTCAGCTCTTTTAAATAGGTGGGAGAAACTTTGGTTTCCAAAAAATGCGTCAGCTCAAGACATTATTAACGATAAGCACGAAAGCGCATATGGAAATATGTCAAGCTTAACAACAAAAGCAGCAGGAGTTTTATTATCTTTTTGTGAGTTTTTTCAAGATGAATCTATTATCCCACTTGGAATATCAGAGGAATATACGGTTCCAATGGGTCATTCTATTTTGACAGATGAATTTGATTTAATTTATTTAAAAGATAATAATATTCATGTTGTAAAATGGGTTTTTAATTACAAAGACTCTCATCATTATCTTTATAATGTAGATTTTATATCAATGTATTACGCCTATGTACATAAGAACAAGGGCCAAATTGGTAATACTAAATTTGGATACTATGATATAATGGCTTCTAAGCATTCACTTCAAACGTTTGACATATATCAAGAAGACATTAAGTCACTAGAATACTGGGTGTCCTCAATGGAGAATAAAAAGATCTTTGCTCCTAGAAGAGGGTTAACCTATTACTGTAAAAGATGTCCGTTTGATTCACCGTGTTCAAAATGGTCACAATGGGATAAGGAAAAATAACTATGGCTAATAAAAAAAATTCAATTTTAGATGACATACTTCAAGACGAACAGATAGTTAATCTATCCGAAGAGGAAAATAATATTTTATCTCCTTTACTAGAAGAGATATCTCTTATAGAAGATGATGGATTAAGATCTTTTGTAAAGTCAATTTTAATAAGAGCCGATTCCTTCTGGTTAATACCTTCATCTTTTTCTGGCAAGTATCATCCACCAGATGAGCACAATGAGGGCGGTAACGTTCTTCATACTAAAAGAACTGTTAGGGCAGCTAAGATTTTGTCTGAGTCACATAGCGTATCGGTTGAAGAAAAGGACATAATAATTGCAGCCTGCCTACTACATGATGTTACAAAGGGAAAAATAGAGAAAGACGGCTCCTTTACATACGACAAAATGCATCCGTACACCGTTGGTGAATTTGTCAAGTTTTGTCAAGAAGATGACAAGAAGTATGCGAACGATATTAATTCATCTACCTTATATGTTACAGAAGAAGATGTTCAAACTCTTTTGAGACTAGTGAGATGCCATCTCGGTCCTTGGTCTCCGGTGCCAGAAACAGTACCTATAACATACCTTGATATGATCGTACACCTAGCCGATAATATAGCTTCAAAAGTTCACTATATATTAGATGGAGATGAAATTCTGCCAGAAAGATGGAATTTAAATGAAGGAACTGACAAATAGAATCAATAGAAGATTTTATCTTTCTTCAAATATTGAAAAGATTATAGAAGATTCCGTCTATTATAGAAGCTTTTCTAGTGAAATGAACGAGTCTAAAAAGATTATTATAGGAAACTTTAACGAAGATTCTGGCAAAGGTAAAATCGAATGAAGCCAGTATATGAAGACGGTAAGTTTCTAAATGATTGGAAATATGTAGAGGTAGCTAGGTATGTCCCTTCTTTGTCTCGAGTTATAAGAGACAAAGATGGCGATCTTCCTTTGATAATCGACTACGTCGACGTGTCCAAGTACGCAGAAAAACATAACAATACTGGTATCTATACTTCTGTATGGCTTTATAATTCAAAAGATCTAGATTCATGTATTAGATATTCAAACTTATATTTTGATCTTGACAGTAAAGACATAGAAGAATCTCACAAAGAAACAATCATACTGTTTGAATATCTTTCTAAACAAATTCCTGAAGAATCTATTAAGATTTATTTTACTGGTAAAAAGGGATTTCACATAGAGTGTCTTGCAACGAGCCTTGGCATATCTCCATCAAACGAGCTGCCAGCAGTTTATAGGTTTATAGCAAATAATATTAAATCAAAACTTAATCTTAACTGCGTTGATTTAAGCGTTTATGACCCAAGAAGAATGTGGAGACTGCCCGGCAGTAAGCATCAAGATTCCGGCTTATTTAAAACTCTATTAAGTAAAGAAGAATTGTATTTAGACATTGAAAGCATATATCAGTGTTCTTCAAGTCAAAGACCAGACGATTATGAAGTTGGACAATTCTCGTATAAAGCAAATCAGTGGTATAGGGATATGTACTATTTAATGGAGGAAGATAAGGAAAGAAGTAAGGATTATCTTTCCTATTTCAATAAGCATGGTTCAACTGGATTAAAGAAGATAGAAGATAGACCAAAACAATTTACTCCAAAAATCCTACTAGACAAGTGTCCATCAATAAAGAGAATAATAGAGGAAGCCAAGAAGAATAAAGATCTTGATCACGAAACAAGATTGTTTTTATGTTCTATACTAACTTATACCGACGAATCAATTGAATTTCTTCATGGAATATTATCATTGTGTCAAGACTATAACGTAGAAAAGTCAACAGCCCATATTCAAGACTGGATCAAAAGAAGACAGATGGGCATAGGCGGTAGGCCATATACCTGCGATAGAGCTAATTCAGTAGGGGTAGGTTGTGGCTCATGCAACTTGGAAGAAAGAAGAAAATGGGTTAAAATAGGTGATAGATTTGTTGAAACAAACGACAAATCATCACCATCGCCGGTTAGATTCGCATATAAAACTATAAAAAAAGAAAAGGATGAATAACACATGAGTGATATACAAAATCCAGATGATGTTATTGGTGTATGTTCTGAATGTAAATCAGATCAACCAATGGCTTATATGTACAATAACCCTTTTGCGCAAGAAGGAAAAGCTGTGCCATGCAAATACTGTGGTGGTATTGTAATAATTGTATATAGGGAACAAAGAGATTCTTCTATCAAAGGCAGTGATAGAGAAAGAGGATTGAGCTAATAAATGAAAAACTGGACCAATCTACATAACCATACTATTTTCTCCATGTTAGATGGACATGGTGATGTAGAGAAATATCTAACCAGAGCTAAAGACCTTGGAATGAAGGGTTTGGCAACTACAGACCATGGAAACATACATTCATGGCTAGACTTTTACGATGCTGGAAAATCTGTTGGCGTAACTCCGATACTTCGGAAGTGAATTCTACCAGGCGAGAAAGACTAGATTTGATAGAGATGAAGAAGAAAGATCTGGTCCAGCAAAAAACGAATGGGAACAAAGAGGCCCATACCATTTAACCGTCTTAGCTAAGAATAATATTGGATATTCTAATATTATAAAAATATCTTCTAAATCTTTTCTAGAAGGTTATTATGGAAAACCAAGAGTTGATCACCAGCTTATAAGCGATCATTCAGATGGAATTATAGTGCTTTCCGGATGCCTTAACGGAGAAGTTGCACAAGCGCTTCTTAGGGGTGACTATAATTTTGCGCTCAACGCAGCGTACCAGATGCAAAGCATAGTCGGTAAAGAAAACTATTTTATAGAAGTTCAAGATCATGGTCTTGTTGAGCAAAAAAGAATATCAAACGAGCTAATTCAAATCGCCAAAGCGATAGGAGCTAAAGTAGTTCCAACTGGAGATTGTCACTATGTGCATCAGAATGATGCAAGAGCCCATGACATAATGTTATGTGTTGCAACTAACTCTACCGTAAATACTCCAGATAGATTTTCTTTCAGTGGTGATAATTTTTATCTTAAATCGTACGAAGAAATGGCTTCAGTTTTTGACGAATCTTGGCTAAGCAACACGATGCATGTCTGTGACATGGTGGATTTAGATTTGAACTTTGGTGAAATTCACTTTCCAAAATTTCCAATTCCAACTAAAGAAACTTCAGTTGAATATTTTGAAAGATTAGCTTGGGATGGCTTAAGAAATAAGTATGGACAAGACCTACCCGAGCATATTGTTACCAGAGCAAATCATGAAATAAAAGTAGTGAAAGAGATGGGTTTTCCTGAGTACTTTTTGGTTGTTTCGGACTTAGTGCGATGGGCTAAGTCTAATAATATTAGAGTTGGATGGGGCAGAGGCTCAGCCGCTGGAAGTATCTTATCCTACGCTTTTGATATTACTAATTTAGATCCAATTAGATTTGGTTTATTGTTTGAAAGATTTTTAGTTGAAGGCAGAAAGTCAATGCCGGATATTGACCTTGACTTTGATGATAGATTTAGAGACAAGGTTATAGATTACGCAAGAAGTAAGTATGGGGAAGACAAAGTAGCCCACATATGCACGTTTAATAGAACTGGCGCTAAGCAATCAATAAGAGACGCAGCTAGAGCTCTTGGTTACGATTTTGCAACTGGAGACAAAATATCAAAGTTAGTCCCACCACCTGTATTGGGTGTTTCTAAAAATCTAAATGAATGCATGCAAGTTTCGGAGTTCAGCACATCCTACAAAACTGAAGATACATCTAAGCAAATCATAGATGCAGCGTTTGGACTAGAGGGGCTGGTTAGGCAGACTGGAATTCACGCAGCTGGAATAGTTATATCAAAAGGTCCGTTAACCGACTATCTTCCAATCATGCAAAAGGGTGTGGACAATCCTGTTGTAACACAATGGGATATGTCAAGAGTAGAGCAGTGTGGACTATTAAAAATAGATTTCTTAGGATTAAGAAACCTTGGCGTAATAGACCAATGCATTAAAACGGTAAAGAAAAATCATAATATAGATATAGATGTAAATAAAATTCCTTTAGATGATCAAAGAACCTACGAAGAGCTTTGTAAGGGTAACGCAGTAGGAGTCTTTCAGTTGGAGTCATCTGGAATGAGAAGCTTAATGTTGCAACTTCAGCCAAAAACAATTGAAGACATCATGGCATTAATATCTCTTTATAGACCAGGCCCAATGGGTTCTGGTATGGACAAATTATTTATAGATAGAAAGCATGGCCGTTCTAAAATTACTTACGAGCATCCAAAATTAGAAGAAGCGTTAAGTCAGTCTCTTGGAATTATGCTTTACCAAGAGGATGTGCTAGCAGTAGCTAGGGGCTTGGCTGGCTTTACTTCTGGAGAAGCAGATGATTTAAGAAAAGTTATTGGCAAAAAGCAGATGGACAAAATACCAAAGCTTAGACAAAAATTTGTTAAAGGTTGCGTAGAAAATTCAAATCTAGATAAGGCATTAGCAAATAAAATATTTTCAGATATTGAATACTTCGGTGGATACGGATTCAACAGAGCGCACGCTGCAAGCTATGCAATGATTTCATATATAACTGCTTACCTTAAAACCCATTACACATCAGAGTATATGGCAGCTCTTCTTACTTCTGTGGCTGGAAACAAAGATAAATTGTTTTTATACTTAAATGATTGTAGAAAGCTAGGGATTAAGGTATTCCCTCCATCCATTAATCAATCTGAAATAGATTTTGAAGTAAAGAAAGATAAGGAAATATTGTTTGGTTTAGCCTCAGTAAATGGAATAGGAATTTCAATAGCTGAAGCTATTATAAAAAATAGAGACACACAAAAACCATACCACTCAATGCACGACTTCTATAGAAGATGTGATTCATCTGTATTGAAAAAATCTACCTTAGAACATCTTATTTATTCTGGCGCACTTGATGAATTAGTGGACACTGAAGAGGATAATGATATAAATAGATCTTCGGAACTAAGCATTCTTGAAAAGGAAAAAGAAGAGCTTGGAATCTATGTTACAAAACATCCGCTAGAGGGTACCTGGGATGTGATGAAAACAAATATAGATCTTGAGCTAATAGAGATACCCGAATGCACTAATGGATCTTATATAAAAGTTGGAGGAATAATAACTTCTTCAAAAAAGATTATAACTAAAAAAGGTGCAAGAATGTTTAAGTTTAATCTAGAAGATCCATCAGGCGAAATAGAGGTTGTAGTCTTCCCCAAAGATGCAAAGAATTACAGTGATGAATTTTTTAAAGCTGGAGAAATAGCTTATATTTCTGGAACTTTAAATAGAGAAACCGACGACGAAAACTCATCCAATAGGATATTTTTATCCAACCTTGAAAAGGTCGATAATGCAACAATGTATAGTGGAAAGGCAATTTATTTAAACTATAAATCAATTGACTCTCTACAGCTAAAAAAAATATATGATATAATTAATAATAACAATGGCAATAGGCAAGTGTATCTAAACGTAGATTCTAATTTGGGTACATTTGTTTATAAATTTAATAAAACTACAAATAAAAACGCTGAAAAGTTAATCAAAGAATTACTGGAGGAAAATCAATAATGGCAGCAGCAGGTAGCTATCAGAATCCTACGGAAAAACAGTGTTGGAGCTACTGTTTTTCTTGTGGCAGATGCGAAGACAAAGGGCGCTTTAGCAAGTGCAAAGGATGCAGCGGAAGATACGATCCACAGGGTAGGATAGATCCCCACCCAGAGGACTTCTGCGACTGTAGAAACGGTACATTAAGATGGAAAACTCAAACTGGTAGAGTGGTTATCACCAAGTTTAGATCTAATCCATATAGTGGATCTGTAACATACGAAAAGAAATCAGAAGATGAAAGAGACTGGGAATCATACCTAAAAGATATGAGAGAGAAAATGAATGATCCAAACTGGAACCCAATAACCATCATTGGAGAAGACGGACCCGTTAAAGGAGTTGGAAGATAATGAATCATCAATTAGCAAAACTGGTTAAGAATGATATAACATTAATTGAATATCAAGATTCTACCCATGTACAGTCTGATAAGTACTTTATACAATCTGGAGTCGTTGGTTTTTTTGCAACCAAAAAGCAATTAGAGGACCTGCATGACATATTGAATTACTATTTAAACATGGAAAATTTTGAACAGTGCAAGATAGTTGTTGATGATTTAAACATAAGCGCACTGCCGGAGGTATAAATGTCTAATAATTATTACGATGAAATGGAAATAGGTAACTCTGGCTGGGTTCCTACAAAAAACGGTGGATACAAAAATATTCACAACAACCACACTCTCGATGCCAACGGTAGAGAGTTTGATGAAAATGGCAATTTAATATACGATCCAGAAAATGATGTAAATGATATCGATTAAAACAGCAAAAAACATAACAGACTTTGAGAAGTTACACTTAACAGATCTTTCATATTCAAGGATAGATACATACAAAATGTGTCCATCTAAATACTTCTTTTCATATATAAAGAAAGAACCAAGGCAATTTAATGACGCTGCGGTACTACGGAAACATAGTTCATTCCGTACTAGAAGACCATGTAGGCACTGAAGCTGGATTAAACCCAGATAGTCTCTTAGAAGACTATGAGGTAAAAAGATCTAGTTATGATCCAAACAATATTATAAACGATGGATTAATAGATGTCGGTAAGAATATATTACTTGAATTTTACGACAGGCATTCTGAAGAAACTTTTAATGTAAAAGATAAAGAAATGCAATTCAGTTTTGTTATAGGTTCATTTTATGTAAATGGATTTATTGACAGGGTAGACGAATATGAAAATAGAGTTGAAATTATAGATTACAAAACTGGAAAATGGGAAGTAGCCCAGAAGGCTATTAAAGATAATCTTCAGCTAGGCATCTACGCTCTCGCAGCAAGGAACGAATTTCCGGACAAAGAGATATATGCAGAACTTTATTATTTAAGATCGGGCAAAAGAAAAGGTCACGTATTTACGGATGAAGATCTTGAAAACGCCAAGATTCAAATAATCGAATACGGAAATAAAATGATTAATGATAATAACTTTAGTCCGACTAGGAACGAAAGAGTCTGCTCATTCTGCGACCACGCTAAATCAGGAGCATGCGCAGTTGGTGTCATGAGAAACAAAAAGAGCCAAGGCCGTTAAGCCTTGGCTCTTTTTAAAAGAGTAGAAATTATTAGTTATTTACTGGAAATGCGATTGAATCCTGAACCAGATCAACCTTACGGTCGCTGTCGATTACTACCTTGATGGCGTCATCGGTTGTGTAACCCAGTGATTCAAGTGTCTTTACTGCTGAGCTCTGCATATCTACTACAAAGCTATTTACTAGCATGTTTAACGTGGTCATTATTTTTCCTGTTCTTTCGTGGTTAACTTGAAATTAGTTAAATTATAATATATAATATATGTCTGTAGAAGTAAACTGTTTGTTTCCCTCTACTAACATAAGATAAAGGATATACCATGAACATAGACCATGTCAAGCCGGAGGAATTTTTTCTCGAAAAATCTTTTCGTTCTAAACATCCGAATTTTAAAAAAGTTAAATCAAAATACATAGATCAATCAATCCTAGAAGAAGACTCTATACAAGAAAAACGGTGGTAGAGGTAGCGCCTATAGATATACGAAGACTGGATACAGAGAAGACCTTGGTCTTACGTTGAGATCCAATTGGGAAGCAAACTTCGCAAGGATATGTAATGTGTATGAAATAGATTTTGAATTTGAACCAAAGATATTTACGTTTCCAGTTAAAAGGGGAACAAAAGGTTATACGCCAGATTTTTATTTTGAAAAAACTGAAGATTGGATAGAATTAAAAGGATATCTTGACGATAAAAGTAAAATAAAAATAAAAAGATTTAAAAGGTATTATCCAGAAGAATTTAGTAAATTCACAATGATTATAAGCAGATATTCAAATGAAGCAAAATCATTTGCTAGTCAGCTTGAGGTTCCAAATGTAATTTTTTACGAAGATATTAAAGATTATTATGCTAATATATTATATAAATGGGAAGGCAAATAAATGGCAGCTTACAAGGAGCAATATTACTCACTAGAAGAACACGAAATGCAAGCCCTAATTGAGCAGGCAAAAAAAGATAACACCATAGCTCAAAGGGAACTATTAAAAATTTTCAATAACTTTTTAACAAAGTATACAACAATGTTATACCACCGGAAAGTATAATCTTAATGACTATGATATCAGAAGGTTTATAGCTTTATTTGTCAAAGACAAGTATGCTAGAACCGCACTTATTAGAAACAAATTAAATCCCGCCACTGCAAAAGTAGTCAACGAATGTATGAGGGGGATATACTACATGGCAAAAAGGTATGGAACCGAGGAGGACATAAGACAAACGGTTGATCTTACTTTTTTGCAATGCGTAGCGAGATATAAAAGAAAAGATTCAGAAAAAGGACCAATACCATTCAGTGCCTTTTTGTATAGCTATTTCTTTTATCTACTTAAGAAAAATGTAGACGTATTTTTAATAGATCAATTAGGTAGAAAAACATTTCCACTTATAACAGACGAAAATTACGATGGAGAAGATGACGAAAAGCCAGTTGGCTTTAGGGCCGATCCAGTAGATGTTGATATGGATTCAATTTTATCAGTAGAAAATATTGACGAGATGTGGGTTTTAGGAAAAACTGCAGCTGAACCTTTTGATAAACTTACCATACAAGAAAGGCAGCTGCTAAAATGGAGGTATGTAGATGGAAAGAGGTCATCTGAAATAGCTAGTAAAATTACTGAACATCCAAACACCGTAAGGGAACATCTAAGTAAGATAAGAGACAAAATAGTTGATATAATAAAAGAGTCGCAATTAGAGGATTTATTCAAATACTCCAAGAAAAAGGATAACTAAAACACAATGGAATACCAACAGCTACAAAAGCTTAATCAGCTTCTTGCTAGTTTTTTAGAACCTCAAATAAAAGAGGTTGTTAGCGCATATGGATTTGGTGAAAATTACCAAAAATATTTTGTGGAAATACCAGAGATACATAATGTTGATTTAACTATGCATGACATAGCTAATCTCGTAGCTAAAACATCCAACGCCTACGGGAGAGCTGCTAGATTTGCTGGTATGACAAGAGCGCATTTTAAATTGACTGAAGGTAGATATAAATCTATTTACAAGAAAAACAGAATAGGAAAAAACGAAGCAGAAAGAGAAGCTGCAGCTATGTTGGCTGCCGAAGAAGAGTATCAAGCACTAGTGATAGCTGAGTCTTTGGTTCATTTAGCTGAGTCCATAGAAACATCTTCTAGAATAGCTTCGGAATCTGCTAGAAAACTTATGGACAAGATGCAGTCTATGCAGATAGCATCGGCAAGAGAAGAAAAAGGATACTATACAGAAAAGGACTTTAGTTTTTAATCATGCCAAAATTTATAGGACATTATAAATGTGTTGATTCTCCAGATCAATTCTACTCTATTCCAAGACAAGAATTGGATTTTCCAACTCAAGTTATAAAAAACAATAAAAGTTATTTACTCTTTACGACTATTCAGGTCAGTACGTCTTCTCAAGAGAATAAACTACATGAACTAGCAAAGCAGAAAAATATAACTATGGGAGTAGTAGTTTGATATGCACATAGAAGTTTTTTGCGATGGAGCCTCAAGAGGGCAGGGGCAGAAAAAAACTCGGAGAAGCTTCTTGCGCTACTGTAGTCTATAAGAATAGAAAAAAAGTTGCACAGTTTGCTAGAGGACTTGGAACAAGAACTAATAACGAGGCTGAGTATGAGGCTGTTATAGCTGCTCTTTTGATTTGTAGTATGTCTGATTTTTTAGATCCAATTATTTATACAGATTCAGCTGTAGTGGCAAATCATATTAATGGAAAATGGAAGTGCAGGAATAAAACATTACTCCCACTTTTAATGACAGTTCAAGATATAGCTGAAGAATATCATTTTAGAGTAGTTCAAGTTCCAAGAAATATTGTTTGGGAACCAGATTTTTTAGCTAATGAATTTTTAAATGAACTGGAAAAAAGAAAGCAGAGCAATGACATTGCATGATATAATGGCTGGTATGCATAAAAAACTTTATTCAGAACAACCAATAATGATTGGCTTAGCAGGTAAGGCTGGTAGCGGAAAGACCTCTGTTGCAGAAGCTTTGGTTCCAAAGGGCTCTTTTGCTAAAACGCAATACGGCGCTAGGTGGGATCATATTTTCTTTGCCCTACCACTATACGAAATGTTAACATCAAAAGTTAATATTCAAGGAATAAATCAAGAATCCAGAATTAAATACGCAATTCACGAAACGTTATATGAATTGTATGGTTCAAATTCTATTGGTATGATTCCAGATTATGACGATTTTATAGACAAAGTAAATAACATATATAACCTACCGCTAGATGCTAACGCATCAAAGCAAAGAACTTTCCTTCAAAAAGCCGGCGATATATGTAGAGACGGATATTCAGAATGTTTCTGCCATTGGGCAATAGGAAAGACTCTTAAATTATATAAATCTTATATAAAAACTTTAGAAGAAGATGAAGAAGAAAGTCCATTTGTTGTTCTTGTTTCTGATGTCAGATTCGAAAACGAAGCAAAATCAATACTAAAAATGCCAAATGGATTTGTGGTATACTTTGATGCAGAACAAGAAGTTCTAAATGAAAGATTGATGAAAAGAGATGGTAGAATATCTACTCCAGAACAAAATGCTCATGCCAGCGAGCAGGAAGTTAATTTTGTAAAGGACATTGCGTCTTTTGTTATAGATACTAACAATCTAACTATAGAGCAACAAGTTAATAAAACTTTAAAAACACTAGGTTTCATACAGGAGAAACATGCCTAAGATAAATAAAACAGCCCACGAGCAATCAACTGATTCACCATTGGATCAAACTGTAACCCTAAATGCTGGGGAAATAGCATTTTCTAGCTCCCCAATATTTATATGTGGAGTTAATAGAAAGGTTAATATAGGTAACTTTGAAAACATTGATGTGTACGCTGGGATCACGCTTCCTTTAAATGGGGTTTCCCTAGAGGATAAAGAGGCTCTAGAAAACGCAGTACATGAAGCAGCTGCTTATGGGTTTTCGCTAGTCTCTAAGGAAACTAGTGAAAGATATTTAGTAATTAAGGAATCTCAACAAAATAAATAGTATGTATTGACATGCTACCCTATTACTATATATACTTATACAAAGCTAAATAAATAACTATAAAGTTAGGTAAGGTACAAAATGTTAAAAAAATTAGTTCAAAAATTATTTAAAAAAGCAAAAGCCGTAAAAGTGCTGGACGCAGAAACTGATAAAAAAGTAGACGCAGCTCTTTCAAAGTGGGAAGCAACTGCGGTTGCAGTGGCTTCTGAAATCGAAGAAGCAGTGCACGAAATAACAGCTGAAGTCCAAGAGGCTAAAAGAGAAGTCAAGAAGGCAGCTGCTGGACCCAAGAAGGAAAGAAAGCCAAGAGCTCCAAAGGATCCCAACGCAGTTAAGAAAGCAGCTCCAAAGAAACAGGCAAAACCAAAGAACTAATTTTTTTTAGCAACACTAAACGGCATTTTCCATATGTATCATATGGATTTGCCGTTTTTTTGTTTACTATATTAAACATGTCTATAAAGGTTTATTTAAATTAATATGTCTTTAGCCAAGTATAGAAAAATATATAAAGGACCTAAAAAGGTAAAGAACATACCTAAAAATAATGAAGAAAAAGAAACTGACAAACCACCAAAAAAAGACTAGATCGGTCATGGGAGAATATAACAAATGTTGAACTTTATATGGAAAATATGGTTTTTTATTTTTGACATTTTAAACTCTATAGAAGATAAAAAAGAGGCTAAAAAGTATGGTAATAAAAAATAGAATTTACATAAGCGGTCCAAGAATGGGAACAAACAATTCTATGTTTGGAATAGAAAAAAAGAAATCAAAAAGAATCAAGTCAACAAAATCTAAAAGGAAAAATAAATAAAATGCCAAAGGATCCAAGACTAAAGAAAGCTCGGAGTTTCAGGCTACAATAAGCCTAAAAGAACTCCTAGTCATCCAAAAAAATCACATGTAGTTGTAGCTAAATCCGGGGCTAAAGTTAAAACTATTAGATTTGGTCAGCAGGGTGTTTCTGGATCGCCAAAGAAGAAGGGTGAATCAAAGTCCTATGCTGCCCGCAGAAAATCATTTAAAGCACGTCACGCCAAGAATATCGCTAAGGGCAAAATGTCTGCAGCTTATTGGGCAGATAGAGTTAAGTGGTAAGCAATACTAATGCCAAAGATTAAAAAAATATTAAGGAGAAGAAAAAGAATGATACACCCAGTTGCAAAAATGGTTCTGCCAAAAGAACTGCAGAAGGTTGAAAACGGAAAGTTAAAACCTGCAATGCTTGCCAAGGTTAAGTGCGGTGGGCAAATGTGGCACAAAGCCGCACAGGCCTTCAACGCCCTTTATGATGAGGCTAAGGCAGCTGGTCATAAACTCCAAAATATTGGAGACTATCGACCATTTGAGGCTCAATTAAGTTTATTCATGTCTCGTTATGAAGACAAAAAAACAAACAGAGTACCAGAAATTACCAGGACTTATCAAAATAAAAAATGGTACCTAAAGAAAGGCATGAGCCCAGCTGGAACTCCAGGCACATCAAACCATGGACTTCGGACTAGCAATAGATCTTAATATGCAGGACGCAAAGCGCTATAAATGGATGTGCGAGAATGCTCCCAAGTATGGTTTTTATCTTCAGGGTGAGCCTACAAAAAACGGAAGACCAAATCCAGAGTATGAGGCATGGCATTGGCAGTATTGCTTGGGCGACTCAGTGCCACCAGCCTTAGCCGGAACTGTTTCCGCAGCTCCAGCTGGAGAGGTAGTAGAAGAGCATAACCCAACTAAGATTACGGTTGGAGCTAAGGGTGATTTAGTTAAAAAGTTACAAGAGGGATTAAAGAAGGCCGGTTATTATACCGGTCCAATTGATGGTGATTTTGGTAATATGACAGGGGAAGCCGTTAGAAAGTTGAAGGGTGTGAATGGTCTAAAAAATGATACTGTTGCTGGAGCAAAAGTATTTGCCATATTAAATTTGGAAATGTAGGTTTAATATGACTGAAGCTATTTTAGTTGCGTGCATTGCTGCAATTGGCGGTATTATAGTTGCCCTTATACAAAAGGGTAGAGCAGAAAATAAAGCCGACCACAACGTAGTTGCAGATATGCTCATCACCGTAAAAGATGATATAATTAATTTACATCATAAGATTGATCATGTTGACGAGCAAGTTGACAAGGTTGACGATAAGCTTGATGGCCATATTGATTGGCATATGAAAAAAATAGAAAAAGAAAAGGCTAGTAAAAAGGGAGCATAACATGGCATACGGAATGAAAAAAGAAAAAGGCATGGCAATGAAAAAAGGTGCAGCCAAAAAGGGAGCAATGAAAAAAGGTACCGCAAAGGCAAAGGGCTTAACTTCTTCACAGAAGAAGCTTCCTCCTTTTATTCAAAAAGCAATAATGAACAAGAAGAAAAAGAGTAAGTAATTTTTACTATGGCAGCTAAGAAGAAGTCAGACAAAAAATGGATTCAAGGAGCAATTAAAAGACCCGGTGCCTTTACTGCAAAGGCCAAGAAAGCCGGTAAGTCAGTTGCTGGTTACGCAGCTGCCGTAACCAAGAATCCAAGCAAGTATAGTAAGACAACAGTTCGTCAGGCTAATTTAGCCAAAACTCTTAGAAAAATATCTGCTAAAAGGAAAAAGAAATAATGGCTACTAAAAAGAAAATGGTATGGGATAAACCCAGTCCAAAAAAGAAATCCTCAAAGTTATCATCAAAGCAAAAGTCAAGAGCAAAAGCAATGGCCAAAGCTGCTGGTAGACCTTATCCAAATTTAATTGATAATATGAGGGCAGCAAGAAAAAAGAAAAAAAGTTAAGTTACATTTATTCTCAAGGTTGTCTAGATGCCGTATCCAGGTACAAAAAGTTCAAGTGGATCAGAGCCAGATGGCCCAGAAAATATTTCGGTAGTTGCTGGAGACGCTCAAGTAACCATTTCTTTTGATGAATCTGCATACAAAGGTAAAGACGGAACTGTAACTTATCGTGCGACATTAAATCCTGGCAATATATCATCCACAAACGCTGCGTCTCCAATAACAGTAGTAGGATTAACAAATGGCACGGCGTACGCAATTGAAATCTTAGCAGAAACTCCCTCACGGGGTTGCTAGTCAAGCTATGCAGGCTGATCAAACTTATACGCCAGTTGCTCCATATTTCCCTCCATATTTTCCACCATATTTCCCACCGTTCTTTCCCCCATTCTTCCCTCCATTCTTCCCGCCTTTCTTTCCGCCATCTTTTCCCGTATACCCTGGCTGCAACTGCTGTAGAGGTACAAGTGTTTACGAGGATGAATGTTATGGGCCAAACCAAGAGTACCGATATAGATACGGTGTTTACTATGATGGAACCTGCGCCTATAACGCAGCAGGATCTGCTGCAAGCGGTGTAAATTGCGGAGACGAACTCTGCTTAAATTGTAGCTGTCCATCATTTACTGACTGGGGTCCATGGCAGTATCCTGGTTTTGCTTGTTAATGTTGCACTTTGAATTTTTTTATGATAACATATAAAATTATGGAGATCTTTTTATGATATTTGGCGTTCCACCTGATGCTGATTTAAGAGAGATTCTGCACTTTGCTGTACTGGTAAAATCAGAGTATGCAGGAATAATATCTATTCCAAAGCCAGAAGATGACGACATAAGAAAGCAAAGACTATTATACGGACTAAATAATAATCCTACAATAGTATTTGATTCAGACTTTGAAGACCACACAAAATTTTTCAATGTAATGATTGGTCAAGAAAATTATGGAAGGATTATTTGTCCTAATATAGAAAGTTCTGAAGCTGTTATAGCTGGCCTACAATCAGACCCCATGATCATTCCTGTAACAAAAGAACAGTTATCCAACGTTCAAATAGGCTGGGTTTGGGACGGATTTAACTTTAATAAATATTAGGAGTATTTGTGTCAGCTTGGGATGACTACAAAAAGAAAATAGGCGGTGTTAAACCTTGGGACATTTTAAACCCCAATGTATCTAGAGCCTCAAAAGAAGTTGAAGAAAATCGATTGAGCATCTGCTTGCAGTGTCCAGAATTAATTAAGGTAACTAAACAATGCAAAAAGTGCGGATGCGTAATGCCAGTTAAAGTAAAATTAGAACAATCCAAATGTCCGATTAATCTTTGGTAGTCTTTAAATCTGGTATAATATATCTATATGAATTTAAAATTATATTCAGACGTTGAGATAGGAAATATTCCGCCAACCCCTTCTCAGATTACCTTTGGTAGTGACCTCTTAGATGAAGCGCGTACGACGCTTGTGCAGTATGCTTTTCGTTTTGGTTATCCAATTAGTTACTTTCAAGAACAATCTGGCAACCTAGTACAAAACATATTTCCAGTTTATAAAACCCAATATGAGCAGATTTCTACTTCTTCAAAAGTACAATTAGCACTACACACAGAGACAGCATTTCACCCATATAAGCCCGACTACATACTACTTCTGTGCCTCAGGGGTGATCCATCAGCTGCTACAACTTACGCAGAAATTAATGATATAGTTCAAGTATTGCCGGAACAAATAATAGAGACATTAAAAAAACCATGGTACATTACAGCTGTTGATGATAGTTTTAGAACAAACGGTGAGCCACAAAAGGAATTTATAATGCCAATACTGCGTGATACTGACGGTTCATTGAGTATGACTTATGATAATTTTTTCATGCGAGGAATAAACGAAGAAGCGGACCTCGCATTGGCCGAGCTCAATGTGGCAATAGAAAAGTGCACGAAAGAGATTGTATTAAAAACAGGGGATCTTTTAGTTATAAATAACTCTACCGTAATTCATGGGCGTAAACCCTTCGATGCAAGGTATGACGGTACGGACAGGTGGGTTCAAAGAATGCTCGTAAGAAAACAGTTACCCCCAAAAGATCAAAGACATGGTCACATTATAATTACTTCCTTTACTCGAGAAGATTTAAAATGAATAATATAAACGATTTTGATGGCTTCATGCCTGTTATACAAAATGTGACAGTTTCTTCCGTGATTGAATCTTTGGGTTCTAATGGGGAAATAATGAATGTTAATTGTATTAAAATTACAACAGCTGAAGGTAAAGAATTTATATTTAGTATAACGCCATTAGATCTACATAGGCTTCATCTACTAATTGTAAAAGCGCTCTTATCTGATATATAATATCTATAGAATTTACGAAAGAAGGATTAAATGAGTGAGGTTATGTGGACCTGGCTACTGTTCTTAATGGAACTAGTTGGAATTGGTGGCAACTATTTAGTAGGAAACAAAAGATGGCAAGGTCACTTGGTACTTGCGTTACACTCTTTTCCTTGGGTAGTGTATTCTTTGTTGTTTGAGAAGCCTGGGTTTATAGCGATGTGGATTTTGTGGCAGTCTGTTTATTGGAGAAATCTTTTTAAGTGGAGAAAAGAAGATGAAATCAACTGACGTAATATCTGTAGTCGTTTCCTATAACGATGCTAGAAATACTTATAGAGCAGTAAAGACTTTACTTAACCAAAGTGAGCCAACTAAAATCGTAGTTTGGGACAACGCCTCTAAAGATAATACTGTTCAAGTTCTTGAAAACGAGTTTGCAAATGAGATCATAATTCATCGCAGCAAAGAAAACATGTATTGGACACCCGCAATCAACGCAGCTTTGGGTAAATACTATGATGGCGAAAATTATATACATTGGTCAAACAATGATATAGGTTACCCGTTTGAATCTATAGAAAGAATGATCGAAGACATCAACAATACAAACGCTGGCATGGTTGGCCCAACTGGATCAGCAATAGGGGGATTGCAAGATTATGCAGTTCATCAGAGTAGTGTAGATGGTCAATTTGTTAACTTTAGCAGTTTGTATGCTTTCCTAAAAGGGAAGAAGCCAACCCAAGCCCCGAGCATACAGGGAGCATGCGTGATGGTTACTAAAGATTCTTTTAGTAAGGTTGGATTTTTGGACGAAAATATGCCACTAGGAGCAGATGACTTTGATTACTCTATAAGAATGAAAGACGCTGGTTACAAATTGTTTGTAGTTGAGCAGGCATATGTTTTTCATCAAGGGCACGCGAGTGGTCCAGGCAATGAGAAAAGCTGGAGTGAGGTTGGTGGAAAGTCATGGGATTTCTTCAATAAGAAATATGATGGTTATTTCTTCAATGAACTAGAAGCCCTGAGATGTCTATGGGAACATAAGCATTACCCCAAATGGGAGATCGGAACTGGTTGGTTAACAGAAGAGGCCAGACTAGCCATCTGGAAAGATAGAGGCGTAACCTATGACGGATCGACTGTACATAGTAGCGTGTCATAAAGATCGTTCTACCGAAAAGCTTTCAGAACCATACGAAGAAATATGTAATTCTGATTACGGGATAAAACCAAATGGTTACGAAAAGTATGATGATACTTATCCCATTAATATTTCGAATAAAAATAAAGCTTACTGCGAATTAAGTCCTTTATATTCTGTTTGGAAGAATGATTTTAACTATAAAATGATAGGCCTAGGACATTATAGAAGGTTGTTAAATTTTGATCCGCAAGTAAATCAACAGTATTTTTTTGAACAAAAGTTTGAAGATAGAAAGATTGCGTCAGAATATCTAGCTAAACATATGTCGATAGCTGAAAATGTTTTCTATGTTTCGACTCCTTTTAATGTAGGTTCAATACTAGAACAATTCATAACCTTTCATCCTCAACTTATTGATTTATTTAAACATTCTTTTTCTGTCTTTAACAAACAAAATTCAAATTCCCCAAGCGCCGAAAATTTTTTCAGAAACTCAGGCCAACTACATACTTGTAACATGTTCTACGGAAGTAGAGATCTTGTAGATCAATGGTGTAATCAAATCTTCAATCTGTTATTTGAACTAGAGAAAGACGTTCCTAGCGATCTAGACGGTTACCAAAGTAGATGGGCCGGGTTTTTCGCAGAGAGATATTTATCATTTTTTATATCTCAAATTTCCGATAAAGCTAAAATCATATATAGGCCGGTGATATCCTTTGACTAAATTATTTAAAAGAAAAGAAGAACTACTATCGTGGGCTTGTAGCTCTTATGACGATCCTCATTCATCGATGTTAGAGTTTGGAGTATACGCTGGTTACACTATATCTATTGCTAGACAGTACTTTTCTGGAGACCTGTATGGCTTTGATTCCTTTGAGGGTTTACCTGAAAAATGGCGAGATGGATACGATAAGGGACACTTTCAAACAGAGAAGATTCCTTCTATAGAAGGAGTAGAAATAGTTGTAGGATACTTTCAAGATACTCTAGAAAAGTTCTTAAAAAATCTAAATAAAAAAATAAAAATAATACACTTTGACGCAGATCTATACTCCTCTACAGCTTATTGTTTAGAGCTAGTTACCAACCATCTGTCTGATGAATGTATCTTTATATTCGATGAATATCAAAACTATCCTGGTTGTGTTGAGCATGAAGAGAAGGCTTTTCTGGAGTGGTTAGAAAAAAATAAAAATTTTAGTTCCGTAAGAATCGCAGAAGTGGAAGACGGAGAACAAGTAGCTTTCCATATTGAAAAGCTAAAAAGTACGTGATATACTATATCCACGAAGTCAGATGCTTAGGTAGATGTGGTATAATAAGTGCTACGGAAACCGACGACAATCCCCAGTAGGTGGCAACTACCCTACTGGGGATTTTTGCTTTTAGGTCTTTACTATTTTAGGGTAATCTAATTTATGGAATTGGAGACTTTTTATGCCAGCTGTACACGGTATTATAACTTTAAATGATACCACCTCAACAATTTTAACAACAGATGGAGATAATCTGCCAAGCAATCTAACCATCTGTATTCAAAATCTATCTAATTCTAAGAGAGTTTTTTTAGGAGATAGTTCAGTATCATCTACTTCTTTTGGCTACAGATTAGAACATGATCAGTCGATTGTATTTGAAAGATTAAATAAATCAACCGAACTGTACGGCATCAGTGAAGATGGTGATACTGATGTCGCTGTCATGAAGTTTATCTTCAGCTAATGATACGCTTTACTTCTCCGGGTCTACAAGGTCCACAAGGTGAGCCTGGTTCATCCATAACCTTTAAAGCCACTGTGGCAACTGTTGCCGAATTAAATGCTTTGACCGGCATGTCCGAAGATGATGCTCGTGTAGTTGAGGAAAATGGACATATTTATATTTACGATGGTTCTTCGTGGATTGATGGTGGTCAATTTTTAGGACCGCAAGGAGAGCAGGGTCCAGAGGGTCCGCAAGGAGAGCCTGGACCCGCTGCAGACTCTGTTCCATTAGTAAAGCATGAAGTAAAAGCTGGTGAGTCACTAACGATAGGGCAAGCTGTGTATGTAAGCTCAGCTGACGGCACTAATATGATTGTAAGTAAAGCTTCAAATGCATTGGAGTCGACATCTTCAAAAACTATGGGCCTCATAAGCTCTAGCCTTAATTACAATGATCATGGATACGTTGTTACTGAAGGTCTACTAGTTGGACTTAATACCGAAGATGCGAATGCTGGAGATCCAGTATGGCTTGGTACAAACGGCAATTTAATATACGGCTTAGTAAATAAGCCAATTGCTCCAGCGCATCTAGTATTTATTGGTATAGTCACTAGATCAAATCAAAATAATGGAGAAATATTTGTAAGACCACAGAACGGTTTTGAGTTAAATGAAATACATAATGTTTTAATTGGATCAGGTTATGCATCGACTCCTTCAGATAACGATCTACTTGCGTATGATACAACTTCGGGATTATGGAAAAACCAAACAAAGTCAGAAGCAGGAATTCCTACAAGTTTAAATGGTTTAACAGATGTTACGCTTTCGGAAACGCCATTAGATAAACAGCTTCTTGTTTATGATAACTCGACTTCGCAATGGATTAACGCTAACCCAATTGACTCTACCGGTATCGCATATAAA